CAAGAACTTCTGAAATAGAAATTTTTAAACTTATATATCATGAAAACATTAAAGGAAATTATACAAGATTTTATTTTTTAGCAGGTGAAAGAGCTAAGGCTGATTATAATAAAAAGCATGATATAATTAAAAAATTGACCAATATATTTTCTTGTAAAGATGATGAAATTTTAGAGATGCTTGATAAATCTTTAACAGAAAAGGCTAAGATAACAACAGAATTAAAATCTTTAAGTATGAAATATGCAGAACTTATGGTAAAAGATTTTGAAAATACTTTTATTGAATATAAGGGACATAAGATTTTAATATATAATGAAGATGAAAACTTAGCAAATATCTTGGCTAAGTTTGTGAATTTAGATAAATTTTTATTGTTAAGTCGGCAGAAAGGTCAAATATGAAAGTGGCATTTTATAGCGCCGAGCCGAGCGAGTCTAGCTTTGGCGTTAGACAACGACTCGGCAAAAGCGCAGAGAGGCTGCTCGCGGTTTTGAGCCAAGGCGGATATTCAAGGCGTTTAGTAAGATATTGCGATAGGGTTTTATATAAACATATAGACTCGATCAATACTCAAGACAAGCAAACGTGCGATGAGTATGCGAAAAGGCTCTCAGATATGCGTTGTAAAGTCTCGTGTAGTGGATCAAATCGGCGTAATCAAGCAGATATAGCCCGAGAAATTCGCGGTCTTTTTCGCTAGGTATGTCCTTGTGCGATGCTTTTAGATACGGCTCATCCATAACTTCGCTAAATTTATACGAAAACTGATAACAAGCAGGTATAGAATAGTCTTTTGGATGGGCTATGCTATCGTCGTGTAAGAGCATTCTAGCACTAGTGTCTATACACTTAAACTGATAGGCCAGTATCTCGAATCTCGGCGGATAGACAAATATATCTTTATCTTTAAAGCTTTTAAGCTCGTCAAAGAAAAATTGCCCGCCGTCGTCTATCTCCTGAAAATCTCTTTCAAACTCTATCCTAGTATAAAAGTATACGTTGGCGTGTTTTTTAAAAAGCCTTTGCGCTTCTTTGCTGAGCTTATGGGCAAGCTTGGGCAATGCACCCGCATAGAGCTTCTCGCCGCAGTGATAGCACTCAAAGGTATCTAACTTTAACGTGGTTATAGATATGGCCGTAGCTTGTTTGCACTTGGGGCAAGCGAAGTTCATTTTGGCTTCGTGCATATAAATCCTTATTTATGGTCTTAAAACGAGATTATAACTAAAAATTTAATAAGCCGACTTAACAATGAAAATCAAAAAGAAAGGAGCGCGAATGATAAAGAAATACTTTACCGATAACTGTATAAGCATAAGGCAGTGGGCCAAAAAACACGATCTCAGCGAGCGCACTACCTATATGGTAATAAACGGTCAGGTGCTAGGCGAGAAAAACCATGCGACTTCAAGAAAGGTGTTTGAGGCGCTTTTGTCTGAGGGCATAATCAAAGAACTTCCGAGCGCCCTAAAAAGTGAGCGAGAAGAGAGTAAGGCCAGCTAAATGATATACGTCGAGACTGCCGCGGCTGCTGAGATTTTTTGCGTCTCTTTGAGCGCTCTCAAAGAAGCTACCAGGCGTAATTCCGCTAAATACCCATTCATCCGCATAGAGGGCGCGGGCGCGAGAAGCCGCGGAGGCGTGAAGCTGCTGTTTGCGGTGGAGATCGCCGGTGTCGATGCGGCGATAAATAGCGGAAAAATAGATAAAGATATAGACGTATACTTGCCAGATAGCGCACAAGAGTGCGGATATAGAGCCGTAAAATTTAGCGAATTTTCACGGGCGGATGAGGCCTTTAGGGTAAATTTGGGAAATAACGCATCCGTCCGTCCGTTAAAGTTCGTTAAAGGAGAAGAGTATGGAAGCGGGCGAGATAATAATGCTGCTATCGCTAACGATCTTGTTAGTAGGCGCGATAGGAGCCGTGGGGCTAGTGGTGCTCGGGATACTGGCGCAAGTCAAGGAAATGAGGAAGTAAACGCCGTTTATACGGTCTCTAACCTAGAGGAGTTAAAAAGTGGAAGTATTGGTTTGGATCATAGCGGCGACCTTGCTGCTGGGCGGAAAAATAAAAATCTCGACGCCGTCGCTAATCGTGATCTGCGCCACCATAGTTCTAGTGAAGATAATAGAGCGGCTCTAGCTCGCAAAGCCCTAGATAAATCCGAAGTCCTAGGCTACGCCAAGCTATACGGCGTAAAGGCCGCGGCACAGGCTTACGGAGCCAAAGAAAAGAGCATATACCGCTGGCAAAAAGAGTTTGCCCAAAAAGGCGGCGAGGCCCTGGAAGATAAAAGAGGCGGGACGTCGAAAGCTAACGTAAAAATGATAAAGGACGCGATACTGTCCATCGGAACGGCGCAAAAAACCAGCTGGTGGATGGAATACTGCCGCAGATACGCGCTATCTAAGGGGCTAAATTTCGATATGTTCGCGCCCCTTAGCGCCGATATTAGCCGCTCGACCTTTTTGCGCCACGCTTCAAAGATGGCTAGCGAGGACTACGACGTGAGAGCCTACCTGCGCGGAGGCCTTGACGTGGTAGCTACCAATATCGCTATGAGTAGAGACTACCTAAAAATCAACGAAGAGTGGCAGGTGGACGCTACGAATTTCGACTTTATGTGTCTTGACGAAAACGGCGAGCAAAAAAGATATACGGCCGTGGGCTTTGTCGATACCGCAAGCGGCAGGATGGTGTACGACCTGTGCGACAGTCCTAACGGATACGCCAACGTGCGCCTGCTAAAAAGAGCCCTAAAAAAGATGGGCAGACCGGGCTACGTAAAAGGCGACAACGGCAAAGACTACGTAGGCGAGCATTTTCAGGGCGTATTAAAGCGACTTGGGATCGTTTATGTAAGATCGCCTAAATACGAGGGGCGAGCAAAAGGCAAGATAGAACGCGCTCACGGAGTGATGCAAAATTTCTTCGAGGGCTTGCCGGGCTTTTTGGGTCACGATGCGGGTCAAAGGATACAAAGAGAAGATCAGGCTCTAGAAAAGTCAAAAAGGCTAAGCGGAGTAAAAACCAATATCTCAAATCTGCTAACTAGAGAACAGATGCAGGCCACTATAGAGGAATACTGCGAGAGGATGTTTGACTGGAGTGCGGAGTTTGAGCCGTTTATATTCGACGAGAGGACGTTTGGCGCTAGCGTGATCAGGATGCTGCAAGCCGAGGGCTTTAGCGTATGCGGCGTCAAGTATGTGAGCCTAGAGGTCTTTAGTCATATAAAAATAGGCGAAAAATGCGAGCTCATCGAGGATATCGACGATGCAAGCAAATTTTACGTTTACAAAGACGGACGGTATCTGTGCGAAGTCGTAAACGAAGAGATAGCAAGCTACACCGCCGAAGAGGTGCGTACGGCCAGAAAAGAATACGTGCGTAAATTTATAAATCCTACCAAGGCTTATATCAAGTCTCTAACGGACGAAATGGACGGCTACCAAAAAGCTATGGCGCAGGCAAGATTGGCCGAGCGGCAAAAAGGCAAGGCCGAGGTTATTAAAAAGGATGAAGCCAAGGTGGTGAGCAAGATAGAGCAAGAGGCCTCCGTAGGAAACAACGTCATCTACCTACCCGATCCCGCGGACGCGATCAAGAGCTTAGAGGGATAAAAAAATAAGATATTTGCGAACACTTGTTTTAAAAGCTCGATATATAGGGCTTTTGGGGCAGTGTAAGTGTTCGCATATGTTTTATTTTTAAATGCGAACACTAAAAATTTAAGGAGTTTTTATGGACTTAAAAACGCAGTTTGAAGAGTATCAAGGATCGGGCGGTAGCTTTAGAAAGCTGGCCGAGGTGCTGGGTATAAAAAATCATACCTACGTGACGCTTGCGATCAACGGATGGGGAGATTTTAAACTCTCAAGCGAGAGAAAGGCCGAGGTAGAGGAGAAGATAGCGGCGTTTTTTAACTCGAAGCAACTAAAAATCAGCTCGAAGTACGACGAAATTTGCGAGAAAGCCGACATCATCCCGTTTAACAACACGATAACCGTGATAGCTAGCGTAATAAAGGCCGTGCGCCAAAAGGCCCTAATGAAAATCACCGCCAAAAGCGGCACCGGCAAGACTACGGCGCTAAGAGCCGTATGCGCTGCTATGCCTCAAAGCGTGATGATAACCGCATACGACGGCATAAGCAAAAAAGAGATACTAGAGGAGTTAGCCGAAAGTATAGGCGCCAAACCCACCTCAAGATCGCAACAACACCTAATGAAAGCCATAAAAGAGCAGCTAAGCAAAGGCGGCAAGGTGATCGTGATAGACGAGGCGAATTTCTTAAGCGAAAAAAGCCTAGAACAGATCCGCCACATACAAGACTGCGCGCTATGTCCTATCGTGCTAGCGGGCACCGAGGCGCTGGATCTGCAAATAGCCCGCTCTCACGAGCAAGTAGAAACCAGGATCAGAAAGCCCGCTCACGCGCTAAGTAATTTCGGCGAAAACGAAGTGATAATGCTTTTTGAAAAAAGCGGAGTAATGATCTCAAACGAAGAAGCGGCTATGGTTTGGAAAAAGTGCAGAAACCTGCGCGAGGTCAAATATGCGCTAGATGACCTGCTGGAGCTTTACGGCGGAGATACTAAAAAACTAAAGGACGTGCTATGAGAACGCAAACGACGCAAGCAAAAAGGCTGGAGGAGTTTATGAGTAGGATGAGGGAGAAGGGATTTGAAATGAGAATAAACGCTAAAGGCAACGTATGGGGCATCAGGCGCGGCAACGGCTACCAAGCCGCAAGGGACATGATAAGGGGCAAAAAGGCCTACTACTCGAGGGATTATTTTAGGCAGGTCGGCGCGCTGATCATGGAAAAAACCAGCCTAAGAGTCGTCGATACGGCGGCGTAAATTTGATTTTACAGAGCTCTATTTTTTAGGGCTCGATAAAGTCAAATTTAAAGAAAGGAGAATAAATGAAAACGGCAAGATTAGTATTTGTTTCTACGCCCTACGCTAGTATCGAGTGCAAAGATAGAGACAGAAACTACTATGCGAGGCAAATAGCGCAGCAAGCTTGCGCTATCGTCAGGCAAAACGGCTATGAGCCTATCTCGCCCGTGCTTGCTTGGATGGATGTATATAGCGAACTTGAGCGCGAAAGAGTAATGAAAAACTGTGAAGAGCTGCTTAGAGTGTGTAGCTACTACTACCGCCATCCGTGCAAGTGGAGCGATAACAGCAAAGGCATGCAAGAAGAGGCGGCGTGGGCTAAAGAATACGGCCTAAGCGAGCTTAAATTTAGTTTGTTTGAGTAATGGCGCTTGAGTTTAAAAACCATAAAAAAGCCAAGGCGAATTTGCCCGTTTGCACGGTCTACGGGTATGTTTGCAAGCTCAAATTTGCAATGAAATTTAAAATCTTAGAAAGGAGAATAACGAATGATGAAAACCGCATCTATGCTAGCAGGTCTAAGCCTGGCGCTAAACGATACGAGTACATTAGGTGGCGCGCCGATACTAGCACCGGCCAAAGCAAGAAGAAGTAAGGCGGCCTTTGCAAAAAGCGCGGTAACCCCCGGCGCAAAGCACAAAAGCCAAGCAATAAGAGCAAATAGAAGAAAAGCAAAAATAAGGAGCAAAAGATGGAAATAAAAACATTTACGGACGTAGACAGCGCGCTAAAGCGCATTTGCGAGCTTGAGGTGGCGCTTGCTGATATAAACGGCGAGATAACTCTAAAATGCAACGAGATAAAAGACTCAAGAAAGGCTCAAGTAGAAAAGCTCGATAACGAGAAAAAATATATCGAGAGCCAAATAACGGCGTTTTGCGAGGAAAACAAGGCCGAATTCGCCGAAAAGCGCAGCAAAGAATTTACCTTCGGAAAGATAGGCTATAAGCTAAGCAAGAGCGTATCTTTGCCGCGTATAAAAGAGAAAGTAGAAAAGCTCATAAAGGCTCTAAAAAGCTATAAGCTCGAGGAGTGCATAACGTACGAAGAGACCATAAACAAAGACGCCATCATGGAACTAGGAGACGCCGAGCTCGTTAAACTAGGTCTTAAGCGCGTCGTAAAGGATAACTTCCGCATAGAAACCAAGATAGAGAATTTGCAAAGCGCAAACGTCTAAATTTAAAGGGCGTTAAGCCCTTTAAAGAGCGTTTTAAAAAAACTTTAACGCTCTTTAAAAGGTTTAAATTTTTGAAAGGAGCAAGCATGACGAACGAAGAGTTTGACGAGATCAAAGAGCTTTTAAAGCTCTACAGGAAACAAAAAGGCACGACTATTAAGAAGTGCAAAGAGGAGTTTAACAAGCGGTTTTTCGATGCGTTTTTGGACCATCAAGAAAATCTTGATAGGTATTCGCATTCGGCATTTTTGTTGCAAGATCCGCCCCAATACTATATCGACTCGCTTTGTTCTTTGGCCGTAGTCGCTATCAATGCGGGGCACGCAGATGGAGTATTTTGCTGCGATAATAGTTTTTATGCGATATCTACCAGCGTCAGGCGGATATTTGACGAGATGGCCGAGCGCAGACTAAATCCACACGAGTGTATAAAAAAATTTATAAAGGAGAAATTATGCTAAGTTTTTTAACGTGGGGGCTGATACTAAATTTTTATGCCGTGGTCATTACTACCGGCTTGCTGTGGGCGATAAAAGCCAAAAGAGACGAGAAAAAGGATAAGGCTACGGCAATGGCCGGAATCATCGCGCTTACTTTGATACCTTACGTGATGGCCATTATTTGCCTATTTTTTATCATCGAGCTTGCCGTCTGCAAATTCGACTACGAAGAATATAAAAAGCAAAACCGCAAGGAAGATTAAAGGGCTTTAAGCCCTTTAAAGAGCGTTTTAAACGGCTTTAAACGTTCTTTAAAAGGTTTAAATTTTAAGGAAAAACCATGCAAAACATCGACGAAAAACTAAAAGCCAGACTTCTAAAGCTCCAAGCTCTAGCAGAGCAAGGCGTAGGTGGCGAAGCAACAAACGCCAAGGAAATACTAAATAAGTTGCTAAAGAAGCATAAAATAAGCCTTGAGTCCTTGATGGACGACGAAAAGAGTAAGGATTACTCTTTCAAATATGAGAGCAAATTTGAAAAAGAGCTTTTGTTTAGAATTTGCGCCAAAGTAAAAGATATATTCATAAGCGACGGTATAAGGTATATCCAGTGCAAAGGTAGGCAAATAAGCTTTTCTTTAACCAAATATGAGTTCATGGAGTTTGAAATTTTAAGATCGGCGTATTTTCAAAGCTGGGAGAAGTGTTTAAAAAACGCTCAAGCTGCTTTCGTATGGAAAAATAGACTAGGCTTCAAAGACAACAAACGCATAGGAGAGGTAAAGCCTCTAAGCCCCGAAGAGATAAAAGAGATACTAAACATCCAAAAGATAGCCGAGGGAATGCCCGAGGCTCAGCTTCAAAGAAATTTGCTGGAGAGCAAATGATGGAGGCTGCTCCCGGTATCGCAAAATACCAGCTCGTACAAAAACTAGCCAAATACGGTATAGACGGCATAATCGACTTGAAGCTTTTAAAATGGGCGAAGATTAATGGTATAAATTTGCATTTCGTCTTTTCGCACCCCGCCGCAAAGCAAATTTTCGAGCTGAACAAAGAAAACATAAAAGCTAAGCTAAGAGAGTTTTGGGCCGATAACCTTGCCGCGATTAAAGAAGCGGGCATTATGTTTCGCGACATAAGCTGCGAGGTAATATACCGCCTGCCGCGCGACAGCAAAGCCATACAAGAAGAAAAGAAGCCATACGAGGAGCCAAGTAACGGCAGCTTTGAAAACAGAGCCAAAACCCCGTCTATAAGGCTAGGCTTTGAGCGCATAAGAAAACATATAATCGCCGATCTTGAAAGCGGCAAGAGCGTGTATGCCGGAGCATAAAGGAGTAAAAAATGACCAAAAACCAAGACGTCTATAGAAAACAGCTACTTTACAGGATACATACCAACTCCTTGCACAAGGAAATCAAGCGTAATCACGCGTGGCAAGACTGGCTAAGGCTGCGTTTCGGCGTCGAAAGCTCAAAGGATCTTAGTATCGGCGAGCTAAATTTGGCGCTTGATATACTGCTTGGCAACGTGCCCGATAGGCTTGATTTTAAGCCCGATACCTTGGGGCGAAATTTAGTCGCAAACGCGCGTATAGACGCGGATAAATCAAACAAAAAACAAAGTAGCCGGGCGGATAAAAAAATAAGCCGCAAGCAGTTTAATCTCATCGCGGCCAAGGCAGCAGAGCTAAACATGGATGAGTTTTCTTTGATGAAATTTATAGCTAAGCAAACGCGCGTACTCGTGCCTAAAATAGATCTTTTGCCAAAGATAAGGCAAGAGGACGCCACAAAGATAATCACCGGGCTTGAAAAGATAATTAAATTTAAGAAAGATAAAGAGGTTAAGCGGTGATCTGCCCAAAATGCGCCTTTGAAAAAACAAAGGTGATCAGTACCATAAAAAGCACCGTAAACGAGAGGTGGCGAAAGTGCCCGCAGTGCGGAGCCACGTTCGTGACGGTGGAGATAGTAAAAATAGACGACGACTTAAAGAAATACGTAAAAGAAATTTTAAAGGAAGACGATGAGCGGAAATAGATTTGATTTTTTAAACGCTCCTAGTATCGACGAGCTTTGCGCTCTTGAAGATAGGCAAATTTTACTCCCCGGCTTTTTACTAGAAAAAAGCATAAACATAGTTTGGGGCAGAAGCGGACTAGGCAAGACGTGGCTATGTTTCGCGCTAGCCAAGCACCTATCTAAAATGGGTTTTGAGAGCGTATATCTGGATGCCGATAACGGAGCCCAGCTCATAAAAGATAGGGGCTACGACCGCGTTATAAAGGAGCTTGACGGGTCTATGACCTACGTAAACGCCGATCTTATGGACGATGCCAAAAGCGGTATGAACGATATTTTTAAATCCATCGAGGATAACGCGGAAAAAGGCTACGATAAAGCCCTCTTTATCCTGGATAGCCTCTCGTTTTTTCTGGGTGAAGACGTATACGACGAGGCAAAGATTCATAAACTCATAACCTTTTGTAAGCGCATAAGAAGAGCCGGCGGCACGCTCATCGTGATAGCTCACGCCACCAAGGCCGGCGGCAACATAAGAGGCAGCGGTTCGCTCATAAACAGCGTGGATGAAGTATGGGAGGCTGCGACTATGCCCTCAAAGCAAGGCGAGTTAAATTTTATCCTAGAGCCTTATAAACGCCGTTTAAACGTCGAAAAATCGGCGTTTAATATCCGCTGCGTCGAATGCGCTTTAACGCAAACGGATCCCGCAAGCCTGGAGATCTCTCAAAAAGAGCTAGATAGAGCCGAAAGTATCAAAGAGATTTTATCGGGCGGCCCCCTTAATCAAAACAAAATTTATAAGGCGCTAGGCATCTCAAAAGGCGACCGCGCGACGCAAAGGACGCTGGAGAGGTTTTGCGGGATATACTGGGATAAATTTAGCGGCGCGGGCAATAGCGTGAATTATAATCTGATATAATAAGGAGAAACGATGAAAGGCTTTAGGATGGATAATTTAAAACATTTCGATATATGTATAGGGCTTATACTGGCGCATTTGGCAAAAAATTTTCCGACTAAAATCATATTGAGAGTAGACGAAATACTAGCCCTCAAGGATAAATCCTTTGAGAGCGTAGACGCCGAGTTCGTTTGCGAGTGCATAGAGTTCTTATACGATGAGGGTTTTATAGTTTATTACGAAAAACACGAGGCAAACGGCGGCTTATATTCTTTTGCGAGACTAAGCCTAAAGGGGCTTGTAGCCTTAAAGGCCGAACCTAAAACGCTAAAAGAGGGCGAAAGCATAGGCGACAAGCTTAAAGAGGGCCTTACTAGCATGAGTTTTGATGCGCTCGGCGACATCGCTTCGGGTCTTTTGGTAAATTGGGTCACCAAAGGGCTCATGTAAAAAATAAACCAAAATGCGAACACTTGGTTTAAAAGCTCGAAATAAAGGGCTTTTGAAACGGCACAGGTGTTCGCAATCTTAAAATTTAAACCTGCGAACACCTATCTTTGAAACTCTTTTATAATCTCCTCTTTCAGATAATCGTTGATGTCTTTTGCGAGCCTAGGCTCTAAATTTCCGCTACCGTCCATGGGTAAAAAAGGACGAGCCGGGATATGGACGTTTCTATGCCTGCCGGCTCTGGCGGTGCCGAATTGATGCGTAAGCCCGTAAGCAAATCCGCCGCTTGAGCTATTGTTTGAGACCGTAACGCTCTTTGCGCTAGCTCTCACGACCCAATGCCCGGCAAGCGCTCCAGAAAGCACTAAAATTTTCCTGCTGCCGCCCGCGCCGAATACGCTTAAAAAAGACTTCTTTTGCTTTTTTCCGTTTTTATAGTAGGCGTTTTGCCTGCCTCGTTTGACGTTTTTTATCCCGCCGCCCCCGAAATTCGCAAAGGCCGTAACCGACGATAACGGCTTCCATCTTTGCCCAAACGGGCTTGTTTCGTTTTCAAAGCTCTCCTCGACGGAGTTTTTTATCATACCGCCTATCGTGTTTAGCTTGCGCCGCATTCCCGCTTCGTCCAGGCTGGATTCTAGCGTTTTAAGTCTTCTTTGGATCTCTTCAAGGCCTTGTAACTCTATAGGCATTTTTATCCTTTTTTTGTGGTATAATACGTCTAGAAATAGCCAAAGATGGCGTCAGTAAGCGTAGCACGGACGTGCCGCCCAAAAGGCGGAGCGGCTATCGCGGGTTCGAATCCCGCCTTTGGCTATTTTATCTTTATTATAGTTCCGTCTCTCAACTCTTTTTCAAACTCGCTCTTTAGCGTCTTATCAAGCGTTATTACATAGTTGCTTTGCTTAAATTTATGGATTATCTTGCTGATTTCTATCGGGACCAAATTTATCTTGGTTTCGTCCTTGTCGTCGTCAAAAACGAATATTATATTTTTGTGCTTTTCGCGAAGATCCGCATAAGCCTTGCTTTCGTCATTTAGCACCGATACGATTTGCTTCATCTCCTCTACTCTAAAGGCGTGATCGTAAGCCTCTTTGCGCTTCGGACTTGCGTGCGACAGGTGCTTTTTTGTTAATATTATCCCGCCGCTATTTACGTCTAGTCCTAAAATTTTACTTGCAGCATTTGCGATAGCTTCGCCTAAAAGCCCGACTTGCACCATATTTATAGGCGTTTTTGGGTCGTCTTTGACGATGATCTGTTCTATGGCTTCATCAAGCCCGCTTTGCCATACGTATAGATTTCTTTTGCGCTCGAGTTCGCCTAAAAAAGCCTTGGCGTTTTTATAAAAGTCCTCTGAAACGGCTTTGTCTTTTAGTTTTTCTACTTTGTCCGCAAATACCGTATCAAGATTATCCGTTTTGCCTACGTTATACGCCCAGTCCGGATGCGACTCTACGCTCGGTATATTTTCGGTAATGCTCCAGCCTCTGCTTTTTAGCTCTTGTTTGGTGTATGCTCTTGCTTTGCAGCGGCAGTTCCAGGCGTTTGGCGGATAGTGCGTATCCCAAAACGGATGGTCTTTAGGCAAGATAACGCCGTGCAAGGCCCTATGCGAGGCTCTGGTTTTGCTATCTAGTACGGCGGTGTAGCGTAGAAACTCGGCATCCGAGCCCATCGCCTCTTCGTATGCGCCCACGGCGTAGGCTACGCGCATATTCGTATTATATATATTTTTCAGCCTGCGGGATCCAACGTAAATTTGTTTGATTTCTCCGGTTTTAGGATCCTTGGCATCTACGTTTCCAAGCCAACCTTTTTTAGCGAGAGTGGGCAACAAACTTTTCTTCCACTCCTCAAACCCCAGTCCGTTTTCGGCAGCATACGCTAGGCTTTCTTGAACGTCTGAAAGCAAATCAAGCTTCGTAATCTTGGCTACCGTAAACGCCCTATGATGAGCGCCGTGCATGATCTCGTCGTAATCAAAATGCACCTCGGGGCGCTTTTGTCTGAGATATTCGACTACCTTTGCAGGCTCGGCATAAAAGTCAAATTTCACAACATCCCTTTTGACTTCGCGGTCCGGCAAAGCCGGCCCTTGCGATGAAGGGCTTCGCCCTTTCAAAACCCCTAAAGCCCTGCCTTGCGGCGGGTTCCCTTTTGTTCATTTTTAACTTAGCTTCGCGCCTGCTACTCACAACATCCCTTTTATATGCGCGTTTGCGATGATCTTCTCGAGCGTATCCTCGATAGCGTCAATATCCGCGCCGGGAAAAGCTTGCAGCATATTTTCATAAACCTCCTCGAAACTATCCGCATTTTTAACGATATCCAAGATGGCTTTTTCTATCTGAGCCTCTTCGTCTTTGGTGTTTGCGCCAAAAGCCGCCTTGTCTATCTCGTCAAGAAACAACCGCTTTTCTTTGGCGTTTTTTTCGAGCTTAAAATTTGAATTATTTACGGGTTCGGGCAGATCGAATTCTTTAGCCATATCTTTTGGGCTCATCTGATAACCCATTGGATGTAGGATAGAAAGCACCTGCGCGCGCTGGAGCAGATCGCTGTCCTTTTCTATCTGGATATTTAGATCGGCTTTTTTACCGAACGTTTTATAAAAATTTTGCACTTCTCTGGCGGCAAATTTGACGTCGCCGGCGAGTATCTCTTTGCGGTTATAGTCGTGCACCTTGCTCATCGCAAAGCTGCCCGTGGAGCTAACGTTGGAACTTAGCACCGAGCCGTTTATAACCTTTGCTATCTCGCCGTCGCAGTAGCGAACGAACTCCATAAAATCGGCCTGAGATCCGCGCCCCTCTAAAACCTTGACCGTATCGTTTGGCCCAAATACTCCGTATGAGCCGCTACGTAAGTTTTTAAATGCTTCGGCCATAAGCGAGATAACCTTTTCGTCTCCGCTGGCGCTATTGCCGATCAGGGGCGGTACCCCTAAAAACTCGGTAAATTTGAGATACTGGCTTAGCACATAGTGCTTGGCGTAGACTATCCATAAAACCTTTAGTAACACGGGCTTTGCCGTGATAGAGATATAAAAAGGGGGCTTAGCTACGACGTCCTTGCCTTTGATATTTAGATGAGGCTTGTTTTCCTCAAATCGTATAAACTCTCGGTCTACTTTAGACACGCCAAGCGACGCGTCGTCTTTTAAATATAGCTCAATCAAGCTAAAACCGAAAACCCTAGCCTCGACGCTTGCTTTTATGAGCTCTTCTATGTTTTCGTTCTCGTCTTCTCCCAGCGAGTGGGTAAAGAATTTGTTCGTGATAGACGATATTCTTTTTTCGCACTCGGCGCCCACGGAGCTATCTTTATCCTCGATCAGGCTAAATACTGAAAACATCTCTTGCTGGTTTTTGGTTAGCAGCGCGGCCCTGATTTTACCGCTTGAAAGCTCGCTATAGTTTTGAATATCGGTTTTTGAATAATCGCCTCTGGGTCGTAGCGACCCTAGCATATATTTTATCGCGTCCGTTTTTTTCACTTTTTATCCTTTTCGTAAATTTGCGTTTTAAAGCGTTTTTATGCCTTTTGGGTAGTCTTACCCTACCTCAAACGGTTTTTGACATTCTAAACGCTCTCTAACCGCCTTAAAATTGATTTTTGTAAATCAATCTCGGCTCTGCTTTTTATCTATCAAGCAAATCCCGCAAAAACTTCTCCTTGTCTTTTTGTTTTTGAAGTATCGCATTAACCTTTTCGTAATCAAAATTCGGAACCTTTGCTATACGCCACGCCATCTCTAAGCTATCAAGTCCGTCGTCGTGAGCGGACTTTGGGTAAGTATCAAGCTCGTCTATAAAGATAAGCGAGTTTTTATCTACTAAAATTTGAGCGTTATTTATCGGCGGAGTAAGGCTATCGATTCTTAGCTCTTTGGCTACCGAGTTTTTAAGCTCTACGATAGGCAGGTAAATCCCGAGCTCGCGAGCTTTTTTATCGAGCATATCTTTGAAAAACTCTTGAAACTGGATCGTTTCTATGGCTATTTTTAGCGGACGATTAAGCGCTAATATGCCTAGCGCCGCTTGAATTATTTTGTCCATCATGAGTTCGGGTTTTAACTTAAGCATTTTTACGCTTGCGTAAAATTTGCCCGCCAAATACCCAAGCGTAGCAACCGAAAAATAGTCTCCTTTCGTTTTACCAAGAGCCGGGTCTATGCCCATATAATACGCGTCGCAAACGGGCATAACATCAAAGGTTTCATAGCCGCTAAAGCTCGTTTCCTCGCGGCTTAAGGGAGTATTTTGGTATTCGGACATAAAAGCGGCTTTTGAGCTAATAAATTCGTTCCAATACTTAGTCTTATTTAACGAGCTATCGTCTAGGATAAATTCGTTTAAGTCCGGCTTGTCGGCGTCGATATTTGACGGAAACTCTCTAACCAAAGGATAGCTAAGCGTCTTAAAATCGCGCCTGGCTTCGATACGAAAAAGCAAGCTGTCGTAGTGTAAGGTAGTGCCTACGATGATGATATTATGAGTTTCGTCTCCCCTGGCGGGCAGTTTCATTATGGCCTTTTCAAACCAATTATAAAGCTTGTCGCGTTGGGCTTTAGTTTCTACGTTTTCGTCGTTCTCAAGGTCGTCGCCTATGATGAGATCGGGGCGAAATCCTCGCCAGTTTTCGCCTCTGATTTTCTTGCCCGATCCAAATACGCTAATCTTAAAAGGAGTATTTCCGCTATAAAATACGATCTCTTCTTCCGTCCATTTATCGCCTTTTGCGATGCCGAAGTCTTTTATAAAAAGATCGTTTTCCTCAAATTCGTTTCTGATAAATTCAAGCGTCTTTTTGCTGAGCGTAATGGTGGCCGAGATGATGATAGCGTTACGTTTTTCTTGTTTAACCGCCGTTTTATAGATGGTATAAAGGCGCGATATTAAAGTAGTTTTTGCCGCGCCGCGGTAGGCCTTAAAGAGCAAATTTCTATTTTTGCGCGTGAGCTTGTCGGCGTTTTTGTAGAACTCTTTTCTAAAAAAGCTGGTTTCGGGAAAGCGCACGTGATGGCTAAAATAAATTTCTACCATCTGCAAAAAGCCGCTTTTGGCTCTACGCACGCGTTCTTCTTGCAAGGGGTCGCTTATGCGCTTGAGTCCTTTTAGCTTGGCTCTTAAAATTTCAACGTCGCTCATACCTTAAGCGCCCTTTGGAGTATGGTATCGGCGTTTGTCGCCAAAAAATCTGTCACGTGATCGTTTTTGCTTTTTTCGGCAAGGTCGGCTATTTCGTTAATGGCGTTTTGCACCGCCGATAAAACTTGAGCTTTTACGTCTGTTTTTAGGGGAGCCTTAAGGCGGTAGTATGCGCCGCTATACTCTTTGAGAATTTTTAGCCGCTTTTCGGGTTCTTGCTCTTTAACCTCTTCAAAAGCGCGATCAAAACTATCTATAAGAGTGAGTATAAACTCTTCTTCGCTTTTTCTTATGGTGGCGACGTCTCTGTTTTTTGCCAGCGCCAAAGCATCCCAGTCTACGCCCGCTGCCTTATCTTTGGCTTTTTTCTTATATATAGTTTGACGGGTCACGCCATGGGTTTTAGCGATATCGGAAATCGAATAGCCCTTGATATACATATCTTTCATGTCAATATTTTTCATATAAACCAGCTCGTCTTTCGATCTAAATTTCTGCCCCCAATTTTATTTCGTAAAAAAATAAATTTCACTCTATATACCGCATATATAGAGTGAAATTATTTTTAAAAACCCATAAAATTAGCGCAGATTTTTTAAAGGAGTATGCCTGTGGACGGCGTAAGAAGCAAAAACCTACTATCGCTAAATTATAAAGAAAACGAGCCCGTAAAGGTCTCGCCCGTTGGAGAGATAACGGGTCTTGACGGACGCGTATTTATGATCGACGGCACCGCGCTGCTAAAACGAATATCGTCAAACGGACTTCATATACCGCTTGACGAAAACCACAGCTTCGGCGGAGCGCTTGGATGGTTTGATAAAGATAGTTTCGAGCTAAGAAACGACGGAATTTACGCAAAGCTAGAGCTAAACAAAAACGGAGCGGTCCTGGTAAACGATAAAGTTTATAGATACTTAAGCCCGGTCTACGACACCGACGGCAGATACGTAACGGGCCTTGATAGCGTCGGTCTCGTCAATAGGCCGAACATACTAAATAATACAATCAACTCAAAAGGAGAGAACATGAACGAACTCGAGGAGCTAAAAGCGAAATTTGAGGCTTTGCAAAAAGAGCTTGAAACGAGCAAAGCCGCAAACGAAACGCTAAAAGCGGAGCTTGCGGAAGCTAAAAAGCCTGTCGAGCAACCAAAACAAGAAGAGGCCAATAGCGTCTCGAAGCAAATTGCCGAACTAGGCGCGAAAATAGCCAAGATGGAAGAAAATTTTAAAGGAATTTTCGGAAAGTCCGAGCTGGAGAAAAACGCAAAAGCGAACGCTTTGACGGATGAGCAAAGCAAGATAGCGCGAATGCTGGGACTTAGCGACGAAGAATATAAAGGAGGAATGAACTAATGGCGCACTTTGAAGAAACGGCGATCGGCTTTAAGGCGACTTTTCAAAAAACGTTTAACGATACCAAAAGCGATGCGGACATACTATCTATGCGTATAGAGAGCACCGATTTAAGCGAGAAATACGTATGGCTGGGTAACTTCCCTATGATGAAAGAGTGGATCGGAGATAGGGACGTTAAGAAATTTAAGGACTACGGGTACGCCCTAGAAAACGTGCCTTACGAGGCTACGGTAGAAGTGCCGGTTAACCACCTCGAATACGATAAGGTGGGAGTATACAAGCCCGCGATCGAACAAATGGCGTTTAACGCCAAAAAATTCGGCGCCGCTTTGACCGCAAAAATTTTGCTTAACGGCGAGGATACGACTAAGGGCAAATGCTACGACGGCAAGCCGTTTTTTAGCAACGCTCACGCCATGGGAACAAACACATACGCAAACGTAGGCACCGGAGCATTAACGCCAGACAATCTAATTGCGGCAGACGCACTGATGATGAGTATAAAAGGCGATAACGATCAAGCGCTGGGGGTAACTCCTACCCATCTAATCTGCGGCCCCAAAAATAAAAAACAAGCTATACAGGCAGTTAAAAAAGAGTATCTAGCCGGAGGGGAGAGTAATCCGACGTACCAAAGCTATGAGCTTTTGGTGTTGCCTGAAATAACAGATACCAGCTGGTATCTGATGGATCTTGGAAAACCTGTCAAACCTTTCGTACTGCAAGTGGCTAAAGACGGAGTGTTTGAGTCGAGCAACGACTATAAATTTATGAAAGATAAGGCGCTGTTTGGCTGCAAAAGCTTTATGAACGCCGGATACGCGTTGTGGCAGCTTGCATACAAGAGTAGCGGCGTTTGATAGATGCCGCTCCCCAAGCCAAAACGACTAAAAATAAGGAGGAATCATATTCATGGCGCACTATTGCATAGACGATTTTAGAGAGGTTGGCGATGATAGAGAAGTTGCTACAAAGAGCGAGGCAGAGCCTATACAACCAGGAGGAGATCAGCCGGCAGCTTTGCCAAACGGCGATGAACGAAGCCAGGCAGATAACGAGCAACAAGGAGATACCGGAGGCGATGCTGCTAGATCTAGCGATGTTTCGTCTGAAGCTGCACTTAAAGACGGCGGAGATAGCGGATTGGGAGACGGCTCTGGCGAAGGAAGCGATAAGGCTGGCGCAGAGTCTAAAAAGTGAGGACGGTAAGCTAGGCGTTTGCGCGCACGGGCAAAGGATGTCCGAGTTTGACGACCCGGGCGAAAAGATATGGCTTAAATTTGGAGACTAAGATGAGGCTAAGAGAAGCGATAGAAAAAATCAAAGAGATATTTCCTAGAGCTATTTGCATAAACGGCGTAGAAACCATTAAGCAAAACGGTCTTTACCTAGTATTTGACGGTTGCGATGCCGTATCGCCCGCGATAGACTTAGCCAAATTTGCTCTCGTGCTAGCGGCAAATTCGCTTGATAGCGATAATTTTGCGGCGTTAAGAGAGCTTGAGCAAATCAGAGCCGAGCTTTTTCGCTTCGGCGCTAAATACGGCAAAAACTACTATAAACAAACAAAAGCCGCAAAATTTGAAGGTAGCACCTTGTATCTATATGCGGTAATTTTTGAGATAGAGATCGACGCCGTAGGAATAGATTAAATTAAAAAAAGGAGACAAAAAAATGGCACAAGAAAAAGTAGCGAGACTGGCCGTAGCTACGGTGAGTTTCACGCCTCAAGGCGCAAACGAGAGTATCACGCTCGGCTATCAGCAAAGCGTATCGCTCAATAGGACCATAGAGAAAAAAGAGCTACTCTCAAACGACGAGAGTCTGGGCGAAACGGTAATGGAGCTTGAGACGAAAGCCGAATACAACTTCAGCACAGAAATAGGCGACATCAACATCAACAATCTAGCCCTATGCTTCAAAGGCGTAGTAGAGGACGTGACATACGCCGCAGCGGGCAAATTTTTCAACGGCAAGACCATCAAGGCCGACACCGAACAAATAAGAGTCGGTGATCCGGTGCTAAAAGACAACAATATCTACACCGCTACCGAAAACATGGCGGCGGGCAGCTTCACGGTAGACAAGTGCGCCCCGAGGATATATCCCGCAAAATTCAAAAGAATAGCGCCGCAAAAACTAGCCAACTCTCTGGGCAAAATCATCGTCGAGGGCAAAAACCTAGCTACCGGCAAGGCTCAAATTTTAGTCATCCCGCTAGTTAATCTCAGCTTTGAGGGCGACGTGAGCGTAAGCGGGACCGATTTTGCCAAGCTTAGCCTAAAAGGCAAGGTGTTAAAGGCTCCGGGGGAAGAGCTATTTAGCTTTATGGACGGCGAATAATTACCAAAATAAAAAAGGAAGAAAAAAATGAAGACAAAATTTCCGTTTACGCTCGAAATAGACGAACGAAAATTCGAGCTCACCTATAAGGAGTTAAATAAAAAGCAGAGTAAAGAGGTGCTTGAGGCTTTTAACGCCACCAAAACCGCGCTAAATGCCTATACTAACATAAAAGACGAGATCGCCGTTTTAGAGGAGAAAAAGGCAGCTAAAAAAGAGATAGCCGGGTGCCTAAAGGGCGAGGCCAAAGCTAGCGCCATGCAAGAGGTACTAGAGCTCATCGATGAAATTTCAGCAAAACAAAAAGAGCTAAAGACAGCCGAAGCTACCGAAGTCGATATAGAAAACATAGCCAAAAAGCGCCTTGAGCTAAGCATCGACGGCAAAGACGCGCAGGCCCTAAAAGCTACGGTAGAGGAACTGGGTATCGGCTATAACGTGCTTATGGACGCCGTAGATGAGCAGATACAAAAAGAGCGCGTAAAAAAGTAGAGAGGCTAAAAGCTTTCATAACCCTCAAAATGAGCCCGGATGAGTTCGGGCTCGATGAGTTCGAGAGTTTAGTTTACGAAGCTTTTAGCTTGAGCTTGGAAAGAAACGTAGGTATGGATGTGAGCCTAAGGTGCGAGCCGTTGGTTATCAAAGAATTCGCAAAAGCTTACAAAATGGATTTTCTTTGGTTGTATAGCGTTTGTAAAATTTTATGTGACGAGCTTAATAGGGCTAAAGATTAGTTTTGCGGTTTTTGGCTGATAGGTCGAAAGCTACGCCGGCAATGATATAGATGGCGCAAACGCATAAGCCTATACCCAAGGTAACGGCGATGGCGTAAATATTAGAGATCAAATAGACAAGAATAATAGGAGAAAAAAGAGCGATGATACCGGCAACGATAAGCTGCATTAAAAATCTTAACATCTTAAACTCCTTATATTTTTGTTTATTTGATTATAGCAAAAACGGGTTAAAAAATGGCTGATAGCGATATCCACATAAAAATAGCCATAGACGGAAACTCAAAAGACGTAAGGTTAGTTAGAGAAGAAGTCAATAAACTAGGTAATGCCGTAAACAACGTCGACACCTACGCTAATGCCCTAAAAAGCACCATAGGCAAGATGGCGGCCGTAGGCCTTGGCTTAAACGGTATCGCCGCAGCCGTAACCAAAAGTATAAGTGCGGTCGATAACTTACTAAACGCCACGGGCAGACTAAAGCTCGTGACTTCTAGCATGCAAGAGCTCGAGGACGTCAGCAAAAGACTTCTAAACATCGCAAACGAAACTAGAGTGGGCTTTGCCGGCGTCGTGGACATCCATGCAAGACTAGCTATGAGCCTGGAGCGCTTGCACCCCTCTCAAGAAAAGATGCTTGAGGCTACCAAGGCTATCAACAAATCCCTAATCATCAGCGGTTCAAGCGCCCAAAGCGCAGAGGCCGCCCTTATCCAGCTAGGCCAAGGACTAGCAAGCGACGCCTTAAGGGGTCAAGAGCTGATGTCGGTCATGGAACAAACTCCGCGCCTAGCCAAAGCCATCGCCGAGGGCATGGGAATAAGCATAGGCCAGCTAAGAAAGGTCGCCGAAGAAGGTAAGCTGACCGCGCAAACGGTATTTGATGCAATCCTGAGCCAAAAAGATAAACTGGCTGAAGAATTTGCCCAAATGCCTAAAACTTTTTCTCAAAGCATAGTGGTTTTAGGTAACAATATCCAGAGTATACTCGGCAAACTAAACGAGGATTTAGGCTTTACTAAAACCATAGGCCAAATAAGCGAAAGCCTAAGCAATGCTCTAGCCTCGCTAACGCCGCGCATCAAAGAGATAAGCTCGGGTATTAGACTTTTGATAGAAGCCCTCGTGGCCTACAAGCTGGGCGCAAAACTCTCAAGCATCCAGACGGCCGAACTTGCCGCCGGCATGGGCAGACTGCCCGCGGTAGCACTTTTAAGCTCAAACGCCCTTAGCGCGAAAACTAAAGCCTTAGGGCTTTTAAGTATGGGCATAAGCGGAGCAAAAACGGCCCTTATTGCTCTAAAAAATGCGTTCAAAACGTTTTTGCCGGCTGCGGTGATATTTGGCGCCGTTGAGGCATTTTTTGCGCTAAGAGACAGCATGAAAGAGGCCAAGGTAAGCGGGGATGAGCTAAATAAAATCCTAAATTTGACCAACGAAGAACTAAAAAAGCTCACAAAAAATCAGCTGGCGTTTAAGGATATCGAGCTTAAAGACGCGCTGGACGATAAATTTAAAGAGCTGGATAAATTTCAAAAAAAGCTTGAAGAGCATAATAAATTTAAAGACTTCAGCTTTTTTCGGCTGGATGACAGGGAGCTGGCTAAAACCAAAAGTGAGATAGATAGGATCAAGGACGAAATCAAGCAAATAACAAATAAAAGAAAAGAGATAAGCAAGGTAAATTTTGATATAGAGGGCACTGAGGCACAAATACAAAAAGACAACGCGCAGCTTGATAGGCTAAACAAGCGTCTCGACGAACTAAAAGGTATAACTACGCTTGACGACCTCAAAGAAAAGGCCGCGGCCCTGCAAAAAGAGATCGGCGGATACCAAAGCAAAATCCCTGATACCATCGAGGCTCAAGTCAAGCAAGAACGTTTAGTCAAAAAGCTAAAAATTCAGCTTGATCAAACCAGAGAAAAGATTGCGAATTTCAACAAAAAAGAGTTAAAAGACCTCTCAAATCTCAACTCGGCATATCTTGAAGTAGCAAGAGTCGGCATGAGCGAATACGACAAAAAGCGAAGCGAAATAGAGGAAAAATATAAAAGATGGCTTGAGCGCGGCGTAGACGTAAAAAGCGCCAAAAAAGCACGTGAGATACTCTACGGCGAGCTTGACGAGGAGATAGCCAAAAAGAAAAGAGAAGAAGATAAAAAGGCGCTTGAGGAACAAGAAAGCACATACCAAAAATATTATGAAAATTTAGGAAAGCTGGAAGAGGCGTGGCAGATCGAAAGGAAGAAATTTCAAAAACAATACGTCGAAATAGAAAAGAAATTCGGCAAAGAAGCCGCCGAGGCCTACTTAAAAAGCCAAAAAGAAAAATACCTCGAGCCGTACGTCAAACACACAAAAGCGGCATTTAAGGATATAAAAAACAGCTGGGCGGACACCGTTTCGTCTATGTCAAAAACCGTCGATGACGGCTTTTTTAATTTTTTCATAGGCAAGACAAAGTCTTTAAAAACCGCGCTCAAGGATATAGGCACAAACCTTATGCGCGATATGATAAGCCCATACGCGCGCGTCTTGTCGCAGGGCATTTCGGGCGGTTTCGGGGCATTGCTTGGCGGCGGCTCAAATTTGGCCTCTATCGCTTCAAATTTGGGTCTTGCCAAAAACGATAGCGGCGGCTGGGTAGGATCGGTCGGCGGCACGACGGTCGAGCTATCTAGCACGGGGCAAATTTTAAGAGGCGCAAACGCTTTGGACAAAAGCACGACTAGCCTGCTTAGCTCCGTTTCAAATCTTCAAAGCGCGTATTCGCTCCTAACTAGCGGCTATACGGGCTTTATATCTAGCTTTACGAGTACGCCTGCGCTAAATGCTGCCAGTTGGCTATCTATGCACGGATACGCTGGGCTAGGTCAAGGCGTATACGGCTTTGGCACCGGCGTGAAAGGCGCTTTGACGGCTACGCAGTTTAGCGGCGCGGGCACGGCTCCTTATATGGCGGGCTCGGCGTTTGGCGGAGCGGCGCTTGGATACGGCATAGGTTATCTCGGAGACAAGCTTTTTAAAGCAAATACCTACGCTAGCACGGGCGGAGCGCTCGGAGGAGCGGCGGGCGGCTTATTGGCCGGTATGAAAGCGGGATCTTCTATGGGTCCTTGGGGTGCGGTTATAGGCGCGGTAGCGGGCGCGCTAATAGGCGGAGCATTTGGCAAGAAAAAGGCTACGGGTAGCGGCATATCGGTACTTCAAGACATCATGGCAGGCGACGCGCTAAGCAACCAAAACATCCGCTCGTACGTAGATATGCAAAAGAAAGGCTGGTTCTCAAAGAAAAGCTGGACCGAGATGAGCGACCTAGACGACGCCTCTATGAGAGAGATAGGCGCGCAGCTTCGCTCTATGGAGAGGATGGCTAGCCGCGCGGGCGCTCTGGCATCGCTCACTCTAAAAACGGGCAAGTATAGCGGCGAAAGCCTAGCAAACGAGGGCTTTGCAAAAGCGATACTTCGCTCTATGACCGGGCAATCCGAACAGATGTGGGCGGAAGTAACGGAGAGCGGCGGCAAGAAACGCAAAGGCTTGCTAGGTAAAATAGGCGGGGTATTTGAAAAGGCTATGAAATTTAGCCCTTCTAGCATAATAAACCGCATAACCAAACCGCTTGACGACGCCGTAAGCAAGGCGATGAATAAAGCAGGCCTGGGCGCGATAGATAATATGGCGCGCGGTATGAGAGACGAGTTTGGCAAGGCATCAGACGGCAACATATTCGGACTAAAAAGCTCGCGAAAGATAGACGACCTGCTAAATTTGAGCAAAGACGAGACGAATAAAAATCAAAGGCTAGTTGATAATCCCGAGTTTTCCCGTATGTGGAAAGACTGGGAGGAGCAAGCGAAAAAGGCCAACAAAAAGGTCATCGAGCTAATGAGCGAGAGTCTAGGAGCGATCGCGGATAGCTACAAGAGCCTTGAGCTCCTCAGCGTGAGAAATCCTATCAAGCAGGTTGAAATTTCAATGCGCCAAGCCTTTGAAAGCTTCACGGACGCGGCCGAAGCCTTGAAGCTTGACATACCAAAGCAGATGGGAAGTATCGCCGATCTTAGCGTAGAGCGTATGGCGCAAGCATACCGCAAAGCTATCGCGGCAGATTTTACGAAATCAAACGTAGATAGCCTAAACGGCCTAGTCAAGGCTTACGAGGCAGCCAAAAAGGCGCAAGACGAGTACACGAAAGCTTTAATCGGCTTCACTCAGTCTATCGCCCAGACCCAGGCGGGCTTTTACGCAGCGGTCGGTCGCGATACGAACGTGCTAACTTTGCAAAACATCTACACCAAATTTCGCGCTCTAGCAGGAAGCATAGAGGGCGATCTGGGCGCGGATGAAATGAGCCGCGTCTCAAAGCTTGGAAACACGAACGATCCTAGGGTTTGGGCGGAGTATTTCTACCGTATGAGCGCGCGCGAGTTGCAAGAGTTTCTCTCTACCGGCAACGTCGAAATGAGAAAGCAACTGCTTGAGGCCGTAACCGAGTACAACAACCACAGAAACCAAAACGGCGGGCACGACGTATGGTTGAAGTCCCTAACGGGCCTTGAAGAAATCGTCAAACAGATCAAAGCCCTAGATCTAGCGGAGCAAGCAAGAAAGACGCTCGAAGTGCAAAAACAGCAGCTCGCCGTCCTAAATTTGCAAAAAAGCGCGGTAGAAAAGCTAGCCTCTATGGCCTCAAAGATCCGCGAAAACGTCATAGATAATCAAACCGCGGGCATAAACTACGCCCTAGCGCTGCAAAAAGCAAAAGCGGCGTTTAGAGCGGGCGAATACGACTCAAAGGCTTATGATGAGCTGAACTCGGCCGTAGCCAAACAAGAGCAAAACCTGCGGGATAACGCGGCCACCTACCAAGACTACCGCTACGAAATGCTGCGTCTTGCCAATGAGGTAGAGGGTATAGGCGGCGACGTAAATTTGGGCGATTTGCTCGAGCAAATCAAAAAGCTTGACAAGTTGCTAAATAGCGCAAACGATACCTATTCGCAGCAACTTGACGCGCTAAAAAAACAAAAAGAGGCGCTAGAGCTTGATAGCCAAAACCAAATCCATGCCCTGCACGATCTGCTCGGCAAAGATAGCCCCGTAGTGGCATATCTACAAGCCGTTAGAGACGCAATTATAGCGGGCAAGGCCGCGCCCGAATACAAAGGCGCGCCGCCCGCAAATATAGCAAACGGAGCTACCACTGCAAACGGCGCGCTCATCAGCTCAAGCCTGGATAAAGACATCAATCAAATTTATATGGACGTGCTGGGGCGTAGCGTAGAGCAAGGCGGGCTGGACGCATGGAAACGAAAAGCTCAGCTAGAAGGCCTTTCGAAAGAACAGCTACGGGCGCAGATAGAAGCTACGGCAAGAGCCGCTACGGGCGGCAACTCAAAACAAGACTACATCGAGTGGAGCAAGAAACGAGGCTACAAACCCTTTGCAGAGGGCGGCATCGTGACCAGGCCTACAAGAGCACTAATAGGCGAAGCGGGCTACGACGAAGCGGTCATTCCGCTTGACGGCCGCGGTATCAAGGTGGATATGGGCGGAGCCTTTGAAGCGCTGGCAAAGAGGCTAGAGCGAGTAGAGCAAATAGCCGCAAACATAGGAAGGGACGTACGAGAGATGACGATGAACGCAAGACAAACTATAGACAATGGAGCCGTAAACGTAAGGAGCATAGCATGACCGTAGTAGAAAAAGTGGATCTAACCCTCAAAGAGACCAATGCGCCGGCAGACGCGCTAAGGACCTTTTCAAAAGGTATGAACGTCGAGCTTGGCGAGGAGATCATATATGCGGACGAAAAATACAAGGCCGCAAAAGCGATGACGAATATCCAGACCGAGCCAAGCAAGGACATAGCAAATTTCGCCCACATGGGAGCCATCAACGAAAAAGCGATGTTTGATAGGTACATCGGAACGCAAACGAAAAAGAAAGACGGTCAGCCGCTGAAATTCAAAATAGACACTGGCAAAAAGCGCGTGAACTGTTTTTCTTTTTTCAACGTCGACGGCAGCGAGATAACAGTGCGTAAAGCCGGCGCCGTAATAGCCCACAAGCGCCTGCTCAATGCCGGAAGTCGTAGCTGGTGGGAGTATTTTTTTGAATTCGGCCAAGACTACAAAAAAGACGTAGTGCTATACACGGACAAATACTTCGGAGAGTTTGAGATAGAAATCACCCCAAACCGCTTGGGAGCAAATCTCGGGCATTTTTCGGCCGGGCAACGGGTGTTTCTTGGATATACCGAACTAGAGGCGGAATTTGGCGTAAACGACTACAGCAGAAAGCAAAAGACCGCCTACGGAGACGTCTTTATCGCCAAGGGGCGCACGGCAAACTATATGAGCCTTGCGGTTGTGCTGCCCACCCCGCAGATAGACCGCACGAGAGATACGCTCAAAAACCTATGCGGGGAGCTTACGACCTTTATTGGAGACGAGAAAGACAAAGGCTTCAAGAGCCTGCTAGTGTTTGGGTTTCTCAATGACTTTAGGATCAAGATCACGGGCGAGCAGTATAGCGCGCTAAGTATCAACGTAGAGGGAATAATCTAAATTTAAAGGAGAGGAAATGAAACAAATAACTAAGTTGCCTCAGCCGCCTACCACGGCCGAGCCTCAAAATTTCGACGACCGAGCCGACGCATTCGTGAGCGCGTTGCCCGCTTTCGTAACCGAGACCAACGAGCTAGCGGCGGAGGTAGAAGAGAGTTTGCAAACCGTGCAAACCCTCAAAGAGAATGCGGACGCCTCAAAACAGTCCGCGCAGACATCCGCGCAAACGGCTAGCGAGGCAAAAGAAGCGGCCCAAAGAAGCGCAAGCGAGGCCGAAAGTAGCGCGCAAACCGTAGAGCAAATCAAGACGCAAACGCAAGAAATCAAACAAAGCGCGCAAGAAGCGCTCGCGGCTATCGCAGCCGCAGCCCAGAGCAGCGCGCAAGCGGCAAGGCAAAGCGAGCAGGCCGCCGAGCAAACAAAAACAGAGCTACAAACGGCTACGCAAGCCCTACAAGATATGAAGAGTATCGTAAAAGACGGCTTCATCGACGATACGGCGCAAAGCGAGACGAAAGCCTATTCGAGCAAGAAAATCGTAGAGCTAAACGAAGCTTTGAGCGCGGACGTAACGCAAGAGATAAAGAGGGTCGATGATAGTATAAGGGCCGACGCGATAAAAGGAAATCTAAATTTACCGTCCCCGTTTGAGAGCGACCTTGCGATGTGGGATTATATGGAGATTACACCGGTAGCGGTAAATAGAAATTGTGATTATAGAACCCATACCCCGCTCGAAAAGATCATATTTGGGGGGGATGTGAATTTATATATAAACGATAACAGGTGCTATCCTTTTTCTTTTGAGAAATCGAGCGAGGTTTTTTTCTTTCCGACAAAAAGCAATCAATTATATCTTGATAAATTTCTATCAATTTTAATAGATGACGACAAGGCCTATATAGTTCTTAAGAATTATGTCTTTAGTAAAGAAAAAGGCACTCAAGATTTTAGTAGAAATAGCCAAACCCCAGACATAGATCCGCTGCAAAGCTTTGAAAGCAAATATCTGATTTATCTCGATACGTCAAGAAACGAGGCTCATGTTTATGCGGTGGATGCGGCGGCAGGGACTTTAAAATTTGTATTTAAGAAAAAAATAGACGACGAAAAACTTAAAGATAAGTACTATGCCTACGTAGCGTTTAACTACCTAAAAATAGGCGACTTTGCGTTTAAAATCACGGACACCGACCTAACTCTTGCAAGCGAGGGCGAGATTTATCTGCCTAAGCGACTAGAGGGCGAGATTAGAGCGCCGTTTCGTCGTAGCTCGCCTAGCGGATTTATTATCTCGGGCGGGTACGTTTACGACGTTAAAAGCGGTAAGGTTTTAAAAGGCTTTACAAAGCTCAAGTTCTCCGGTTTTTTAGGAAGAACCGACTATTTACTAATAAAGAGCCTTAGCGACGAATATTATTATCCAAGCTACATCTACGACGTCAAATACGGAGCTAGATGGATTCGTATGCCGGAGTATTACTATCCCGTAAGCGTCTCGCTTAAAGACGGATACGCTTATATCTTATTTATGTATGTAAGTTCGAGAAATCCTAGCCTTTATATTTCAGACATAAGAATGGTCGTAAAAATACCTATGAAATTTTTAACGGGTAAAAACTACAAAGGATAAACTATGAAAGAGTATTTTAAAACAGACGATAAGCAATTTGTCTTCAGACCGAAAAAAGCGTTATTGCCTGCATTAATGCAACCTATAAAATTAAATCTAATAGGTAATTTTAAGTTTCTAAACGAATATAAAAGACTTTTTAGAATAGACAAGGATGTCTTTTTATGCGCAAACGTTAATGAGTATCTTAAGGGAGGCGTCAACCCGCAAGAATATCCGCTGGCAATTTTAAACGTGAAAGACAATATTCTCAAAGGCATAGACCTAAAAAGAAGCTCGCCCGGCGGTTTTAGGCTTGGATTTTGCGAATTTAAAGGCAAATGGGAGACTTTTATAAGCTTTAGCGGAGAATCTAAAATTTTTATGATAAAGGATTTGACGGCAATTAAGGTTTTAGATAGTTATACTATATATTCGGATAGCAATAACGATTATGCGTGCCTCGGCCTTAACGGCATGCTTAAGATGACCGCTGAAAATAGTTTCTGCTATATCTTTGATGGCGAAAAGCTATCTTATGTATCAAATGATTATGCCGGGGGATGTCTTCATGGAAACATGGGATCATTTAATGGCGCCATCAGCCCGTCTATCTTCGGCGATAGCGATTTCTTAATAAAGAGGGATAACCTAAGTGGAGCCTTTATCGAGAATTCTATTCCGGCGTTTGACAACAGAGCAATATTTGTAAAAGAGGGCGGGCTATACATAGTGCCGATCCTTCAAAACGACGTTATCGAGATAAAGGAGTAGCCGATGTCCCTAACCCTAAAACAAAAACTAGCCGTAGCGCGTAATTTCGCGGTTGAAATTCCTATCGAGATTTTGCACTTTTTAGTAGTGCCTTTTGCACTGCTAGCCTGCGACGAAAAAAGCGAAAATTTGCCCAAATGGGCGGCGTGGTTTGACGATCCGGACTACGGCATCAACGGAGATAGCGGCTGGAAAAACGAGCATTTCCCAGACGGCAAGAATAGAACCTACTGGGCGCGCCTTTGCTGGTTGTATCGCAACCGCATAGGAAATTTCAGCGCGAAGTATCTGGGCGTCAAAGTCGAGGACATAGACGCAAACAGCGTGCGCGCGATCGGCGATACGCTAGCGACCTATAACAAAGGGCAAAAGAATACCGAGTGTCTCGTCACCTGCAAGATGAAAGACGGGCGCGAGCGTTTCGGCTACTACCGCGAAATCAGATACGGCAAATCAAAATGGTATTGCCGTATATACCTAGGCTGGAAGCTGATGGATGTCGTAGGGATGAGGCAGGATAACAAGGCTGAGTATATGGACGAGAACGATAAGAAAATACTGCAAACAGTTTGGGCGATAAACCCGTTTAAAAGGATAAAACAATGAGTGCATCAATGAAATTTGCGGTTATAACGACGACTATTTTGGTCATAGTCATCGTAGTAAATTTGCTGAAAGGATAAAAATGTGGTTTCTAAACGTTAAATTTTTACTTAGCGTAGGCGGCGCTTTGCTAATAGCCCTCGGCGGCGCGGGGCTTGAAATCTGGCGCTTAAACGGCGCGCTAAGTAGTGCAAAAGCCGAAACGCAAGACGTCAAAGACAAACTAGCAAAAGAGCAAACAAAGCTAGCGCTAAAAGAGGCGGAAAGTCAAATTTATGCGGCAAATCTAAATGAGTGCAACTCCAAGATCTCCGCTCAAAACGAGGCTATCGAGAGTATAGCTCTAGATATGAAAAAGATCCGCCAAAGCCAGGCGGGACTTAGAAAAGAGCTGCAAGCCAAATACGAGAAGATGGAGCCTCCGCCAAGAGATAGTAGCTGCGAGGAAAACTTAGCCTATTATGAAAGGCTATTTAGGGGGCTAGGAAAATGAAAGCAGCGGGAAAAATAGCCAAATTTGCGGCCGTCTGCGCTGCGGCGATCATGCTTTGCGGCTGCGTCGGCAAAGAGCCCCAAATCATCGCTCGCACCCAGTACCAGGACGTGGCTAGGCCCGTGCGCTGCAACGTAGAGCTACCGCCAAAGCCAAGCTTTGACGAGAGCGATCCATCGACCGCCGGAGCTGTAGCAGCCTACCACGAAGAGGTCGAAAGGCTGCTTTTGCTATGCGTAGGAGAGAAAAGATGAGCGAGCTAGTCATGAGGAAATTTAAAAGCTTTAGGCTCACCAAAAAAAGGCTGATCGAGATAGCTTGCGCGCTCATCCTGGCTTGCATATTCGGGGTCGCCAGATGAGTTTCATAGACAAAGAATACTGGTATATATTTTGGGTGATGGTCGTAGGTCTCATTGGAGCGGTGCTTGGACTGCTCGACGAGAACGGCAGACCGAGAAAGAATAGAACAAAAAAAGCCTTTTTTGCCGCGGCCGCAACGTCTGCGTTTTTGTGCTGGGCGACGTATGAGATAGTATTTTTCATTTCGCACGCCACGCCCTTTTCTCTTGCCATAGGCGGCATCATCGCTTTTATGGGCGGAGACTGGGTCAGACGCAAGATCGACAAAGCCGCAAATAAGAAGATAGAAAGCCTAGGCGGAGATAGCGGTAGCTATACAAAAAGCGAAAGCGAATACGAAGAGGAGCTAAAATGAGCGATGAAGAGATACTGGAGAGTATGCAAACAAAGCGCACCAAATGTGTGGTGTATACCCGCGTTATGGGCTATCATCGCCCGGTAGAGAGCTTTAACATCGGTAAAAAAGGCGAGCATAAAGAACGCGTAAAATTCAAAGAAAGGATAAAAAATGAAACTGATCATACGTAGATACAAGAACATCAATGACGGCACTATCGGCAAATTTGAGCTAACGGGCGTAAATACCGTGCTGATGACGGGCTATACGCTAGAGTCCGCAGGACCAGATACCACTGCAAGGGGCAAAGATAGGCGCATACCGGCAGGGCTTTATAGCGTGGTTTGGCACAAGTCGCCAAAATTTAACCGCGTGGTGCCGGTGCTTTTTAACGAGCAAGTACCGAAAGATCGCTACATAGAGATACATGCGGGCAACTATCCAAAGCATACCGAGGGCTGCATCTTGGTCGGAAGATGGGCGAACGACGAAGGAGTGTTTGAGAGCGTCAAAACGCTAGAAGCTTTGCTTAGTTTTATTCAGGGCAAGGACTTAGAGGTGGAGATAATAAACGAATTTAGATAGTTCTAAACACCGATTAACCATTAGAGAATAACTTAAGTTCCACTGAAATGAGAATTGGCGATTTTACGGTTTTTCTCATTTCAATGAAATTCTTTTTCTCATTTCAGTTGGCGGTTTATAGATACCTTTTGCTACCGCCATAAAGACAAAGAAAATAAATTTAGACATTTTACTATCACGATAGTAATTTTGGCTACAATTTTTATGATTTTTGCCGATAGCTTATTTTCCGTAGCTTTAAAAAACTAGTAAATTTAGGCAATACTTCAAGGCTAAATCTGTAAATCAAATTTAACGCAATTTTGCCACGTTGGCTTTTAAAAGAGAGAGCGGAAATTTATAAGAGAAAGTAATGTCATAAAAATTTAAGCTTTTCGCATAGTTTTTTAATAAGTTCATATTGTGGAGCAAATTTTAAAATTCCATTCACTTGCAAGAATTGACTACTAAAATTTAGCTTCGCTTATGACTTAGCTCAAATTTTAGAGCCGAAATTACTCGTTCTTGAAATTTTAAAATTTATAGATATACGAACGCATGCGGTGCAAAGTGCTATCACATGCACTTCTAACGTGCGAAGGATTTAGAGGATTTAAATGAGGATAAAGGGACGGATCTTTGCTTCGCTAGCTCGCAGCTGCAAGCAGACCGTAACTCAAGCCCATTTATCTCCCTTTGAATAAAAATAAATTTATACATTTCATCAAACTATTTTTGCAAATTCATAAATCACCCTACTTAAATTTTAAACCTATCAAAGCTATAATACGCCCCAAAAAAGGATGAAAAATGAAAACAATTATGCTCTGTGCGATATGCTCAGTCACTCAAGGAAACTGCGCCGAGGACTGCGCTTACTGCACACAAAGTGCCAAAGCTGGCGCCGATATCTCAAAATTTAAAGAAAAAAGTGTGCAGCAGGTGGTGGACGAAGCCAAAATGGCTTATAAAAACCACGCTCTTGGCTTTTGTTTAGTTACAAGCGGTGCTAGACTGAACGACAAAAAGACCGACTATATCGCATCTTTAGCAAGAGCCGTGAGCAAAGAAGTGCCAAATTTGATGCTCATCGCATGTAACGGCATGGCAACTTACGAGCAGCTTAGCGAGCTTAAAAAAGCTGGCGTTTTTAGTTACAACCACAACCTTGAAACAAGCCGAGAATTTTTCCCAAAAATTTGTAAAACACACACTTGGG